AAACAACAATGGAAATTACGATTAAAGGCTCGGCGAAAGAAATAGCCGCCTTTGTGCTGGAGACACAAAAGCGGCCGATAGCAGATGATGAACGGCGATTGAGGGATAAGATTATTTCGGTACGCACTAATGGCGGTCGCCCTCGAGGAGACGGGAAATCAACTCGTCTTTCGACTCGCACAGCCACTCAATAAGGTCGACGGCTTCGCATGGCGGAATTGAGATGAAAATTTCAGCGTTGTTATATTCTCCTTTTCCTTGTCCGATGCAAAGATAGCTAGTGTCGCTAATATAGCACTGCAATCCATCGCTTTGTTTAATTCTAAATTCCACAAAATCACCCCCTCTCACGGGGCATTGTACCATGGAAAGGAGCCACCCATGCAACTAGCCTACGTATGTGCGCCGCTGGCCGGCGACATTTCTGCGAACATCACAAAAGCCCGAGAATACAGCCGAGAACTGGCCAACTCCGGGCTAATTCCCATCTCCACGCACTTGCTGTTTGACGGCGTGTACGATGATAACGACCCGGTGCAGCGGGAAATCGTAATGGATGCCTGTATCGAAATTCTCAAAACAATCATAGACTGCGGGGGGTTGCTAATCATCTTTGGTGACAAAATCACCGCCGGTATGAAGCGTGAAATTGAAGCGGCACGGGAAGCCTGCATTCCGGTTTTCAACTTTGACACGGAATACGGCGGAAAAATTGCACGAGAAACTTCCTAATTAAATGCGAATTTTTTTGTGCCAAAAATTTTCGCATCGCCCGCCCGTTTCAAATACATCCGGTTAGTGTGACCAACCACTTCAAAAAAACATTTCACCCGAGAGGGGAACTTCCATGGCAAACGGCTTCATCAATATCCACCCGGAATTTTACAGCGTACTTAAAACATTTAGCCGCTATCGCCTGGGCGAGCTGGTTAAAACCCTCATGCGAAAGACGCAGGGCGAGGAGCTACCCAAAACGTCGGAGCTTGCACGGGCGTTTGCCATGCTTATTTTTGGGAAGCAAAGCAAGGGCACGGACAACGTAAACATCCACGGCGATTATTTCGGTGCGTTGTTCGAATTGTCGAATTATCGAGTGGGGGAGCTGACTCTTGCCCTCATCCGCACGGCGGAGGGCGAGGAAGTCGAAAAAATCTCGCCGGTGGCACAGGTGTTTCTTCTCCAAATGTGCGGCAAAAACTCCAAAATTTCCGCAAGCCTTTCACGAAGAGCCGAAGCAAGCCGCAGAAACGGCAAAGAGGGCGGCCGACCGAAGAAAGAACAAACCCAGGAAACCCAACAAAACCTAGAAAACCTATCAAAATCAAAATCCGAATCCGAATCTTTTTCTCATGTAGTTCAAGTCATGTCTAGTCCTGTCAAAGCTGACAACGACAGGGACACGAATTTGCATGAGCAACAGTTGGAAATGTTCAAGGAAAATATCGAGTACGGCCAATATCAAAACGAGGCATCGTATTTCCGTGACTACAAGCACAGCGCAGAAGCCTTGGTTTCTTGCGTCGAAACCGTTTTCGCAGGAACGTCTCCCACGGTTAAAATCGCAAGACAGCCTATGTCCCGAAGCGTTGTAATTGGGCGGCTACTAAAGCTGGACGCAGAGCATTTTTTGCACGCACTGGAAAAAATCAAGAAGCATAGCGGCAAAATAAAATCATTCGACAGCTACGCCCTCACCGTGCTGTACAAATCGCTGGAAGAATGTGCGTTCGATGTTGACCAGAAAATCGAAATCGGCTTTGGCGCAAAAAAACATCTTGGATAGGAGACAAAAATGCTAAAATCAATAACAAAAATCGCAATCGACCAGCTTGTGCCGCATCCGCACAATCCACGCAGAAAAGTTGACGTGGATGCGGATTTCTTGCAGTCCATCAAGGAAAACGGCGTGCGCTACAATCTCGCAGTGATTCCCGCCGACCCGCCGGAATATCGCAAAATGGTGAAAAGCAAGCGAAAATACACCGGCAAATATTTAATCCTCGCAGGCCACCGCCGCCACGCCGCCGCACTCGAATGTGGCCTTGCAGATTTGCCCTGCTCCATCTACGACCAATATGACCACAGGGGCATGGTGTTTGCACGCAATAAGATGGGAAAACAAAAGCCACCAAGTTTGCTGATTGAGCCGCAGGAAAGCGGCCTTTTTATTGCCGCAAACTTGGGGCTAACAGAGGATGCTCGCCGCTTGTATGAAAATATCAATTCCGGATTGGTTTGCAAAATGTCCTGGGCGTTTCGCATTATAAAAGACGCATACGACCAAAATACACGCACTCGAACCATTTTGAAAATTGGAAAAGTATTCGATGTGTCGGCTGTTAGCCATCCGGCGAACAGCGACACCGAAATAACCGCACGTTCTTACTTCGACGGAGTGATTGAAGCGGAGCAACGGGAGACGTTGGTGCGGAATTTAGAACTGCTAAAACTAAACTTGAAACTGGGAGGTATCAGACAATGAAAAAAGCAAAAATTGGCATGAATTTACGTTTCTTCGGCGAAACACAAGAACGTGACGGGCGACTTAGGGAAATTGAAAGCCGCCTAGCGGAGATAAACATGGAAGTTGAAACTCGCTCCGCAGAACTTACAGCGGAAGAAGTATCCGCACTAGCCACCGAAGTTTCCGGGCTTACTCAAGAGCAAGGTACTCTTCGCAGCGTTATGGATTTGCAAGAAAACATACGGCGTAATTTTTCTTCGCTTATAAAAGGAGGCTCGGGTGATATTGCAAACCCAATGCCGGGAGTCTCCGAAAAACGCACATCTGCGGATAGGCATGACACAATGGAATATCGTGATGCGTTCATGAACTATGTATGCCGTGGTGTGACCATTCCCGAAGAAATCCGTGGCGAGCGCACAGCCGCCGAGCTTCGTGCCGCAGAATTTACCAGCACGGAAGACGTAGGCGCAGTAATCCCCACAAGCACACTGAAAGAGCTTATCCGAAAACTGGATAGCTATGGCGCAATTTACGCACGTGTTCGCAAATTAAATATCCAAGGCGGCGTGCGTGTGCCAATTTTGACGCTTAAACCTGTTGCAAAATGGGTGGGCGAGGGTGCAAGCGATGACCAAAAAGTAAAAGCAGATGAATATGTTTCATTTTCATTTTACGGATTGGAGTGCAAAATCGCAAAAACGCTTCTTGCAAGCGTTGTAACTTACGAAATGTTCCAGCAAGAATTTGTGACACTTGCGACGGAAGCCATTGTAAAAGAACTTGAAATCGCAATTTTCAAGGGAAGCGGTACGGGGCAACTCACCGGCATAACAGTGGATACTCGTGTGCCGGCCGCAAATAAAATAACCATTTCCGAAGCCGATTTCAGAACATGGAGCGGGTGGAAGAAACAAATTTTTGGCAAAATGAAAAAAGCGTACCGAAACGGCATTTTCGTAATGGCGCAAGGTACTTTTGATGGTTACGTTGACGGCATGACGGATGAAACAGGTCAGCCCATCGGTCGTGTTAACTATGGAATAACAGATGGCGAAACCTATCGTTTTGGCGGAAAAACCGTTGAAACCGTGGAAGATGATGTGATTATCGGCTACGATGAAGCCGCAGTTGGAGATGTTATTGCCGTATTCTTCGACCCCAGCAATTACGCCATAAACAGCAATATGCAGCTCACTGTTGTGCGATGGACAGACCATGACGACAATAAAACGAAGACAAAGGCCTTGCTTATTTGTGACGGCAAGTTGCTTGACCCAAACGGCGTTCTGATTATCAAAAAAGGCGGCTCTACCAACGGCTCGGATGGTTGACGAAAGGGCGTGCGGCAATGTTCGAAAAGGTAAAAACTGCTCTGCGTCTTAAAAGCGGGGCGTTTGACGATGAAGTGCATGGTCTGATTGCCGCCGCCATCGAAGATTTGCGCACCATGGGTGTTCATGTCCCGGATTTTAATCCACCGCCGGATGCAGAACCTCCGGCGGTGGTTGCTCCCCGGGTGCAACGTGCAATCATTCTCTACTGCAAAGGGCATTTTGGCTACACCACCGCCGCAGATTCTGCACGGTTTTTGAAAGCCTATGACCTACAAAAAAGTGCGCTTCACTTCGAAAGGGGGAGGAAAATTGCGCTGGAGTGATGAACTTACGCTGATTCACAGAACGACTGAACTTGATGGCGGCGGATTTTCTGTGCAAAAGGAAGGCGCAGCTGTCACCGTTTATGCAAACAAAAAATCCGTTGGCTACAACGAATTTTTTCAGGCGAAGCAAGCGGGCTATACCGAGCGACTGAAATTTGATGTTTTTGTGGCGGAATATAGCGGCGAAACCCTTGCGGAATACGAGGGCAAGCGATACGAAATTTTGCGCACGTACAATTCCGAAAAAACGCCGGATTTGCTGGAGCTTACCCTTTCGGACATTAAACAAAGGGGGCGGGAGTGATGAGTTTTACATTCGATATGAACGGCTTTACTGAAATCGAAATGATGTTACTCTCCAACGCCGATGCGGCCGAAAAATATACCGAGCCTATGCTTATGGCAGGCGCAAAGGTTCTTGCGGACGCACATAACGATGCTTTTCGGAAAATGGCGTTCACAAACCGCAGCACTGGTGACCTTGTGGGGTCTTCCGCTCCGGGCAAGGTTCGTCCGCTTGTACGTGGCAAAGGATATGCCATTGCAGTTTATCCTCACGGCAACCAAACGCACGGAAACGAGCGAAAAGGCAATAGAAAAATCGTTCGTAATGCCACCGTGGCATTCCAAATTGAATATGGTACGGCAAATATGCCGGCACGCCCGTGGCGTGACAACGCCGACGCAAAAGCCGCCGATGCCGTGCAGGCGGCTATGGCAGAAATTTGGGACAATGTATCATATGGCGGCGGTGGCGTGGATAACCTTGACTTTTGGGGTGGTGGATGGTTTTGACCATTGACGAACTCCTAAAATCAACCTTGGACGAACTGGGTGTTCCCTCAGAGCGGCTAAAATTCAGCGGCGAGGCGGATACGTTCATTGTCTTTCATCTTACCGTTGATAACGAGGGTGAATACGCCGATGATGAACCAACTACCCAGGAACATCAATTTCGCATCGACATTTTTTCAAAAGGCAATTATATGGCACTTGTCAAACAAGCGAAGATGCGGCTAAAGGCGGCTGGTTTCTACGGAATTTCTGTAAATGCGGAATTTTTCGAAGAAAGCACGGGCTTTAATCGCATTTCCCTTGACTGTTTTTATATGGAGGTAAAAAAATGCGAATAGGTTTAAGTGATTTGTATATTGCGCCTATCACGGAATATCCGGGTGGCACTGAAATATACGGCCCAACTTCACGGCTTGCAAAGGCGATTCAGGCAGATTTGGCTCCCTCTGCGGCGGAGGCAACCCTGTACGCCGATGATGGAATAGCCGCCGTAGTAAAAGAGTTTTCGGGCGGCACAATTACCCTGGGCGTAAGCGACCTTTTGCCCGGCAAGCAGGCTCAACTACTGGGGCAAACCCAAGACGATGACGGCGTAGTTTATGCAAACGGTGACGATATTGCACCATACTTTGCCGTTGCGTTCCGGGCACGCCGTGCGGATGGGCAATATCGGTACGTTTGGCTGTATAAAGTCAAATTTGCCATACCCAACGAAAATCATGCAACAAAGGGTTCGACGATTACATTTCAAACGCCGCAAATCGTTGGCACAATGATGAAGCGTGCAGACGGCAACTGGAAAGCGGATTACACCGCCACAGCTGATGACCCCGTGGCGCAAGAATGGTTCGCAAAAGTACGTGAACCCGGTTCTGTAGCAGCGTAATAAAACGAACCGGTTAGTCACACCAACCATTTCGTTTTTGAAAATTTGAGAGGAGGAGGAGCGACCTGCACAGGTCGCTCCGTTTTTTATGAGCGCAATTCGAAACGGGCGTATTTCAATAACTTTGGACAAGGAGCGACATTTGCTTTTTTCGCTAAATGTCATGGATGCAGTGGAAGACCGTATCGAGGATATTAACAACCTTGGTGAGGAAATGGGCAAAAAGGGTCGTATGAAAATTATCAAATGGTTGTTCACTATGCTTCTAAACGAGGGTGCGGATGATGGTGAAGAGCCGTTAACCGAAACGCAAGTTGGAAAAATGATTCACGGCGGAAATTTTAACGAAATTCACGATGCAATTCTTCATGCGTTTAGGTACGGAAACGGTGGAACAACAGACGAACCGGAGGAAAACGAGGACGAACCGGGAAACGCATAAACGGGCGAGGACGCATACACCTTGCCCGTTTGCTTTATATCGGCGTTACGGTACTGGGCTGGACGGAGCAGGAAGTTTGGAAAATGACCCCGTACAAAATTATGACGCTATGGCGCATTCATAAAGAATTTAATCCGGATAAATTTAGCGAATCTACACCAGCATCCGAGCCGTTGGTTTTGACAGCGAAGCAAAATACGTCAAGCACGAAATGGAAAAAATGTATTCCGAGCTTGCGGAAAGCGCAAATAAAGCGGTTTCATATTTTCATGAAGTTGGCAAAAGCATGGAATTTTCACTTCCATCAAATATAAGCGGATACATTAATGTTTCTTCGATGCCGCCATCCCCGGCAAATCCGCCCACGCAAACAAGCAATACAACAAACCACTACAACATAACAATCGACGCAAAAAACGTCAAAGACTTCACCGACATTGTGAAGATTTTTGACGGTTACGTCCACAACAGTACCGTTACGCAGGGGGTGTGACCGATGCCGCCAACAACCCCAGCACCTCCAACCATAATCGCCCCGCCCATCCAC